CTCTGTCCACTTTGAACACAGTATCTCAGTTTAACATCTCTTTCTAGATTCTGTTTATCTTTTGGTGCTTTTGACATTTTATTTTGTGATACAACTAATAACTGTGACAGCTGACTGCCTTTCACTATCTACTAGTTTAGACACATCTTGGACTTTTGTAAAGTTCAGAACAGGTAATAATCTACCTCCTACTCCACTTTCACTATTTATCGTTAAATCTGGAAGATTAGTAAATCCAAATCCACCATTGGTGACTTTTGCTCCTATGATGCGGCCATCCTGTATTTCTAATTCGACCTCTGCTCCACCAGTTCCAATCTCAGTTCCAGTTCCATCATCAGTTCCAGTTCCAGTTCCATCATCAGTTCTAGTTCCAGTTCCAGTTCTACCACCATCAACTGTGACTGTATCACCGTCTTCATAACCGAATCCAGTGTTAATGACGACAACATCTCCAAGTGATGTGAGGAATGATTGTTCACCATCATAGTTTGCGTTTGGATCTGGTATGATTTCTTTCGTTGATAAAGTTGAAAGTGGATTTCCGTTAGCATCAATCATCGCATTTCCATCTTCATCAGTCATTGGTTCAAGAGTTGTTTCTGTTGTATTTGGCAAATATCCTTGGCCTGGATCAGTGATTACAACATTTACAACACCTAACTCAGTTCCGTTTGGATCAGATACATATAATCCATCAGTGTTAGGCACACCACCAGCAGTGATATTAAATCCAGTAAATGAAGGGGTGTTTGCATCTATACCGCCAGCTGCACCAGCATTTACACCACCTATTCCAGCTGATATTGGTGGTGGTAATGGGGGAAGAAAAGGAGCAGATGGTGTTGGAGATGATATTCCAGTTACATCAAAAGTAACGTCATTTTCTGGACTAGATCCTCCAAGGAGAGAGCCAGGAATTGTTATTGTTTCACCAACCTGATATGAACCACCTCCAGAACTAACTATCGGCGAAAATTTAGTATCAATATTTCCATTCTTGTCAGTAAAGAAATCAAAACTTGCTCCTGTTCCATTAATCGCACCATTTCCAGTAATACTTGCAATGGTAGCATCTTTGTTATATGCGTTATCAGATGATGAAATCGGGCCAATAGAAGTAACTGAACCAGTTTTTACTCCATCTTCTGTGTCTTCTGATACTTCGGGAACAGATGTGACAAGACTTGTGTTTATATCACCAGCACCAGCACCAGTTCCACCACCTACACCACCAGCGCCTACACCACCAGCGCCTACACCACCAGCGCCTACACCACCAGCGCCTACACCAGTTTCAGTTCCCCCTGTGGCCACAGGAGCACCGATAACTACAGGAAATGCTCCAGCAACTAAACCTTCACCACCCTCTCCATTTACAACGATTGGTTTATCACCAACAACTAAGGGAGATCCACCAACTCCACCACCAGTAACAGGTTTACCACCAATTCCACCAACAATTATTGGATCTCCATCCTGTGTAGTAACTTGTTGACCATCAGGAGTTGTCACTTGAATTCCTCCAATACCACCAGCATTAACAGGAAGATTGTTTGAAGTTAGTGGTAATCCACCAACAGCACCAGCAGCAACATTTGTTCCATCTGTTAAAGGTGAAACTGGCCCTAAAACTGCATGTCCTCCAGCTCCAAATCCTTTGTCACAACTATCAAAGAAAGAAAGTAAAGGTGGTTCCTCAAATCCAAATCCTGGCCCATTAATTGAAACACCTATAATATTACCAATCGCATTGACAATGGCACTTCCAGTTGCACCTTGACCACTACTACCTATAAAGTCTACTCTTGGTGGGCCACATTTAAGAACATTCGTTGAACAATCTGGTGCGGATGGAATCGCTGGAATTGCACTGTCAAGAGTGTTTAGAAGATTTGACTCTAATTTTTTAAAACCTATTTTGTCAAGTAATCCACCAAAATCATCAGGGCCATTTAATCCAACACCATTTTTAGAAGAGAAAGAACTTGGTTCTGGACAATTTAATCTGTCACAATCAAGAACATTTGTAATAATATTTGCAAACTTAATCGCTTTTGAAAATGTTTCACTAGGAAGTCCAATACCACCACCTTGAATGTTATTCAACTGAGAAAACATACCACCCAAATCATTATCAATGATGTTATTGATTTGTCCGAACATATCACTCAAAAAGTTTTCAACTCCACAAATAGGAACATCTAAAACCTGTCCTATCATATTTTCTAAACTTTTTGAGAGATACCCTGCAAGACCCTCTTGTATTTTTTCGATATTACAGAAAATAACATCAGTCAAACTTTTCGTTGCTTGACCCACGGGCGCTTGTAAAGTTTTAGGTGTTTTATCTTTTAAACTTAAATTTAATTTATCTAAAGTATCTTGAATCAACCACGATCTGGCACGACGAACTAATTTTGTTGTTGAATTATGGATTCTTGCAGATGTTAATTTTATTTCGTCTTTAATATCAACAACGCCACCATATATCGGATCAACAGCAGATCCACCTCCAATAGCTTGCAATTGTTCCATCTTCCGTGTGAAGTCTTTGATTGCGTTACTTATTTTTGATATCTCATTATCTTCACAAGGAGTGAATTGATCTATAACAATATTTGTTGCTGCTTCTTTTTGTTCCTGTGCTGGAGTTTTGACACTCTCACCATCAGTAAATGTTCTAACTGCTGGTGAAGCTGGTTTCCAATTTGCATTATATCTTGTCTTTCCAGATCTTTGAACTACTTTAGGTGGCGTATATGGAACAAAACAAGTATGTTTTTTACTATCAAAATCTTTGTTTGATAATTGATCTCCAACAAAAGATTGTTTAAATAGAGTTCCAAAAATTACAGGTTGTTGTGCATCATCACCATCAAAGAAAAATCCAACGACAACTTCTCCACCTTGATATTGCATTGTTTGTCCAGTGCCACCTACAGTAGTTGTGTTTGATGGTAAAAGAACATGTGCTAAAGGTAAATCTTTATCTGGCAAATCTTCTTCACATGCATGATATCCTACAATACGAACACGACATCTGAAGGTGTATATGTCTTCACCATCTTCAGATCTTTTCTTTTCTAAAGAATCTCCCCACTCTCCTTTATCTGGATCAGTCACTTGACCAATCCACCATTTCATAGGATCTCTTCCGAAAAAATTAGTCGATTGTTGATACATTTAGTTAATCGTCGTATATTAAACACTCAGGTTCGTCTGGGTGTTGATCGCAAAATAGTTCGAGTGCATTAGGATCATGATGATCGCCTGCTTTGATTTCTTCTTTGTGATGTTCGACATACTCTTCGAGTTCATGTAACTCCTCTTTCGCATGTCTTCTCGCTGCTGGATTGGCCTGTGGGTCATCAGCAATCTTTTTATCGTATTCAATGTGATCTTCGATTGATTTCATTTGATTCTCCTGTTTCTTTTATTTAAGCGGTAAACGCATCACGAACTAATTCAAGTTGAGTTTCTGCCTTTCCACCACCAATTAAGTGTCTTAACTCTGATATTAAGTATTTTCCACTAACATCATTATCTTTTTCAGATCCGTAAGAACTAACTGGTTTTCCATCATCTCCTTTTTTAAGAGGCAATTTAACCTCTATCATGCCACCAGCTCTCAAGTCAGGGTTGATTGGAATTGATATATTTAAGGATTGTGAAAATAGTAAACTATTCCTAATATAAGATTTATTTTGATAAACGGCAAGCTCATTTCTCTTCTCAACCTCTTCTTTTTTAGAACCCTTTTGCAGAGCTCCTTGATCTAATATTCTAAACATTAATCGAGTTGGTTTATCCTCTAATTTATCTGGTAACTTGGGTGGTTTTTTTAATTTTGGTTTTAGTTCAGTAATTTTAAATTCTTCTTCTTTATAGGTTTCGTTCTCAAGATCAATGTATATTGTTTTATTTGCGTACATACCCATTCTACAATTATGTCCAATGTCATTGGATTGATTGAGATTATTTTCTATGATTCTAAAAGATCCAGCTATCGGTCTATCAGGTTTTTCATACACCTCAGCCTTTTCTTTAAGTAGTTTCTCAATTGATCTAAAATTATATCCATCTAAAGTTTCATAAAATAAAAAACCAAAGTTTTTATTTGATGACTGAGCCTTTGGACACAACCATTGAATTGTATCAAAAGGTCTTTTTAGATTTCCAACAAAAGAATATTTGTTAACAGCTTGATCAGACTTAAATTCTTTTTTAGTTTGAATTCCTTTTTTATCTGACCCCCCTTTGTTAGTTAATAATTGACTTACAATTTGTGTAACGTTCCCAGTAAATTTTTTATTCACTCTAGCAGTCTCATTAATGATCGATTCTTTTGATACAAATTCTAGAGTCGCTATCTGTTTATTAGTGTCTGTGATGACATCTCTCACAGAGTTCAACATGAGTTGATGTTTTTTAGATGTAATTTTAAAATCATCATCAAAACCTTCCATCTTAACAGAAAGATCTAAAGACTCTCCACCTGTAATTCCCTTTCTACTAATTACTTGGTCAACATCAATAAAAGTCACAGTTAAAGATATTGATGGACTCATTACACTCTCATAGTAATCAATAATCGGGTTTCCACCAAGTATTGAGTAATCTTTCTTTAAGGAAGATCCTTTATTTGCAATCAACATACATTTGCTGATAATAAATCTACTTTCCATTAAGTTATCATCCTCATAATTTCTGATGGTAATCCAAATTTAGATTTTCTAGATGATGCTATTGTATTATTTGATATTGTTTTAATGAAACTTGATGTGGTTTCGGTTGATTTTATTTCTGCCTCTGACACCTGTGGTGCTTCAGCTTGAACTAAGGGAGATGGATTTGCAGTTAAAGCGCTTTCATTTAAAGTTTGTATTACTCCAGCTGAAAGTTTAGGATAGGAATCATCTGGAGGTGCAAGAACATTTCCAGATAATTCGGCAGTATCATTTTCTAATTTAGGAATTAAATCACCTCTTTGATCGAAATCAAATTTTTCTCCTGTCACTCTATCAGCAAGACCTGTCAAGATTCTCATTATACCTTCTGGTTTTGATTCTTTTTCTGAACTAATTCCAAACTCATTTTGTTTACTTGTTATTCGTGATCCCATTTCTTCTATTGTAATGAAACCATCTTCATCAGCATCTAATCCTTGATTTGCTGCATAAACTGATGGGTTGCCAGGCTCGCCATCAGAAAACTTATCAAACTTAGTTGACAATTCAAAATCTGTTCCCCTATCAGTATATTCTGGCATAAAGACACTTGTATATAGTTCTCCTTTACTGGCTCCCTTTGGTAACTTAACGATATCAAAATATTTTTCAACAAACTTCATTTGTTGAGCACGACTCATTTTAACTAACTCTTCCTGAGTTGTTCCTAATTCCTCTGCTCTATCAGCACTAAATTGTATCAAACCAACATGAGTACCGTTGTCTGCTGCTGGATCTAAACTTGATTCTGATGCCATTAATCCTACTAAATCAGCTGGATTTATTTCATATTTTTCAGAAACTCTTTGAACTTCATCTAAGAAGGGTTTATCATCACCAATTAATCTCTCTGACTCTCCACTTAATTTAAGTTCTGGAGTTTTTCTATCTTCATTATATAATCTTTTCATTTTTCCAAAAGTGTTATCAGTCACGGTCTTCATAACACCTTGTTGAAAGTCTTGAAGTTTATTGTTACCTTTCTTATCAAAATCAAATACACCACCTGTTAGAGTATCAGCAACTCCACCAATAATCTCTTTAACTCCTCTCTTTTCATCTGGTTGCACTAAATCGTCATCTGTAAATGCACCAGCTTCAAGATTTTGCGACTTCATATACTCAGCTGATTCCTCTTTCGATAATGGGCCGCCAGAATTATAAAAATCCTTTAACATCTCTGGTTTAACAGTATCTTCACCCTGCATTTGTATTCTAGCTTGTATTGACAGTCTTTGTTTTAAAGTCATCTGTTCGCCAGGCTTATATAATTCACCATTAATGAGTATTCCTGATCCTTTACTTGTAATTGATCCATCAGGGTTTATAGTGGTTTCCATCGGAATTTTATTCTTATCTCCTAAAAGTTCATTTTTCTTTCTTTCAAATTCTAATTTTCTTTCATTGTCTCCGATGTAGTTGCCATCTTTATCATAAAATTCATTTTTACCTTTAGTTTTTCTTGAGCCAGGCCTACCATCAAAATTACGAATACTATCACCTATCCTTCTATTCAAGAAACCAGCAACACCACCCTCCTTCATAAATTCTATTAATTTATTTTCTTTTTTCTCTGGTTGCACTGAGTCTTTATCATCCAAATTAAACAATTTATTTTGTATTTCTTCTTGTTCTTTTTCATATTCTGCAATTTTATCATAATTAATCTTCCCACCAGTCTCATATTCAGAATCTATGAGCATTTCAAGTTCTCTATCTCTTGCCATTAAATCAGACTGTTCCTGTGATACGTTACCACCAACAACCTGACCTTGTTCCCTTTCAGTTGTAAGTTTATTACTATCATCTACATCAACATCTTTTTTCTTATCTTCCTTTCCACCAAATATCTTTCTACCCAAGAAACCAGCAACACCACCCTCCTTAACAAATTCCAACAATTTATTTTCTTTCTTCTCAGGTTTTATGTCTTTCGTACCTTTAAGTGAAAATTCATCTGTATCTTCTTTAAAAAAGTCTAATCCTTGATCTAATTGTTCCTTTGCAGATAAACGTTTAAACTCAGCATATTTTTGAGCATCAACTTCTTGACCATTAACATAACCTACACCTTTCTCCCGATCAAAACGAGTTGTTAACTTCTTAGATGTAAAATTTAATTCTTCTTTTATTTCTGACTTGATTTCTTCTTTTACTTGATCCTTTTCATCCTTTTCTCCTTTTTTACCAAATTTTCTACCAAACATACCACCAAGTCTGGCAAATGGATTTATTGTCTCAAAGAAATTTGTTTTTGGTGATGGTGTTTCCCCTGTTAAAGATTCTCTCATTCCAGAATATTCTAAGGCTCCCCCAAGTGGGCCTCCTATTAAGGCTCCAATTGGCCCACCTGTTTTCAATCCTGTAAAAGCACCACCAAGAATAGGTGCTAAAAGTTGTAATCCAGCACCACCAAGAAGAGGCCCAAGAGCTCCAAATATTGATCCTAAAAATCCCTTTGGTTCTACTGGTTGAGGTGGAGCTTTCCCAGCGTCTCCTTGATCACCTTGATCACCTTGATCTCCACCTTCACCTTGATCTCCATCTTCACCCTTATCACCCTTAAGTCTCTCTGCCATCATTTCTTTCTGTTCCTTATCCTCCTCTTCTAAACGTAGATCAGCTTCTTCATCTTTTTCTATTTTTTTCTCTACAATTATATAATTATTAATTTGTTGAACATCTGATCTTAATCCCTCAAGTGACATAGAAAGAGATTCAATCAGTAGTTTTTGATCTTGAATAATATTTAAATTAGAATTAGCAATTGATAAAGCACGATTAGCCAACTTATCAATCGATACGATTGACTCAAAAAAATTACTTAAAGTAATCTTTTTCTTTTTAGGTTGTTCTAACTCTTCTTCATCCATACTTTCGGACGCCCTCTTCTTGTTGTCTCTTTAGATTTTCTTTTTCAATATAATCCTTCAAGAGAGTTACATAAATGTCTCTTTCCCAAGGCATCATATTTTCAAGTTCCGTCAAGCTATATTTATGGTATTGCATGAGAGCAAAATTTATTCTGTAGTGAGATTCAAGATCTTCCCTTGCAATACTTAACCGAAAAAATCGGCTAGACCCTCCAAAACGATACTACTCTTTTTCTTTGTATTTGGATTCACAACTTCAATAGTATGTGATAATTTAGGCATTGTTGCAAAAAAGTTTTCAACTTTCTTGTATTGTTTTGAATTTAACTGTTCAACAAATTTGACTCTCTCAGTTGATGTGTAGTCTTTGGCTTCCCATGCATCCTCCTCAGTAAAAACTGTATCCATACAATCAGCAACAACTTTAAAAGTTTTATTAACTAGAACTTCTGGATCATCATCAACTTCAAAATTATTTTCAACAAATTGATTCAATGATGGATATTTCATCCGAAGAGTAAGTTTATCATCAATGACAACATCATTTGTGTGTCCTTCTGGTTTTGTAACTTTAATTTCATCCACATATATTGTGACAGGGACTTGTGTTTCTCTATCATCGGGACATGTGACGGTCAATCTTATATCCTCACCAATTGATTTAGCACGAATATTCAAAAAGATATATTCAATGTCAAATGTAGGAAGGTCATCAACTTTTACTCCTCTTGTTAAAATGCATTTTTTCAACACATCTTTAACAGCATTTGTAATTTCATTTTGATTTCTTGATTCCAGAGCAATAATTAATATTTTTTCTTCTTTGACAAGAAATGGTCTGTATTTAATTTTTTTACCCGAAGAGGGCATTTTTAACTCATATGTTGGAGTTTCAATTGTTGGTAAGGGCATAATACTGTATTCAGTAATTTATATAGAGAGGTTTTACTTAGTTTTACCAATGTTTAAGGCATTCTTTTGATATTTTTTTAATTGTTTTGAATTTGAATCATTTGAATTCACAAGACCATCTTCTGTGTTAAGGACTGCACGATTGCTATCATTATAATTAAATTTTGTGAAAAATCTATCATATGCAAACTGCACACTACATTTTAACACATTTGAGTCACCATAGGCAACTCTCATTGATGTTAAATTGGTGGGCCAGATGTTTACAAACTCATAACTAGACATGTTAGATTGATAATCAACAGTGCTTGGTGATTGTTTAAAAGTATCTCTTTCAAATTTAGTAATGTGAATGATTTCTTTATAATCCTCTGGATAGTTAAATCGTGTATATGCGTTGGTTTGTCTTTTACTTGTTTGAACTGGATTAATATATGTCATCCACGTTTCTAAAATTTCCAAAATTACCATATCTGCATCA